CATCGCCGTTTCGAACTCCATGCTTGCCTGCGTGCAGCCCATGAGTGCGTCCGTGATTGCTTTCACGGATGCCGTTACCCCGGCAGCTACCAGGGCCTGTGCTAGGGCATCAATGGCTGTACTTGCCTGGTCTGTCCCTTCCTCGAACCCGTCCCCGATGCTGTCGCCTATGTCAGAGGCACTGTCTCCCACGTCTTTTGCCGCATCCGAAACGCTGTCCACAACGTCCGACATGGCATCCTCTACTGCTTCCGCTGCACTCTCGCCTGCTTCTTCCACAGATTCCACAATGTTGTCCACAGCGTCCTGCACGGACTCTGCGGCATCCTGTCCGGCATCTTCCGCATCTGTAACCGCATCCGCCGCATCTTCTGCTGCGTCCTGCACATCTTCCAGTGCATTTTCCACCTGCTTTGCCGCTTTTTCTGCGTCTTTCCCTGCTTCCTCTGCCGCCTGGGAAACGGCCTGCTCTGCCTGTTTTGCCGCATCCTGTGCACCGGAGGCAGTCTGCTGCGTTGCCCCTTTGGCTGCCTGCTCGATCCGCTTCAGGCCTTTCTGAAATCCACTCTCGTCGATCTCAGTGTCAAATCTTAGTGTTCCGTCTGCCATTTCCTGCCTCCCATCTTCTTATCAGTCTTCCCACATCGCAGCCGCGAACAGGTCACCGATCTGTTCCTCATCCCGCTCGTCTTCCAGGGATATTGCCCGCTGGATCTTCTGGATCCGCCGGCGTTCCTGTTTGTCCCTGATCTTTCCGGCATCGATCGAACGGTAGCCGATGCGGGTTTTCGTGCCGGAATCATCCGGCAAGCCTTCCAGCAGCATCTGGAACTTCTGCCAGTGCAGATATTTACAGGCCAGCAGGTCAATGCCGTAATAGTTCCAGAAATCGCTGACGATATACGGTGCATCCTTCTCATAGCTGAACGTCTGTTTTCCACTGCCTTCACGCTCTTTTTCCTTTTCTGCTGACCGGATGCCGGCAATGAAATCCGTGACTGCCTGGACGGCCCCCTGGATGTCCGGCGGAATCTCTTTTTTGTATAACCGCAGGATCAGAAAGAGCCGGCTGCCCGGCTCCCCTGCCTGCTTCACTTCCCCGATCAGCTTCAGCACTGCCCGGAAGTCCGTCTTGACCGGGTACAGGACGCCCCCAACCTCAACGCTTTTCGGCAGTGGTTCATATAATGGGTTCACAGGTCATCAGCCTACGGTCGGCTTTTCCAGGAACGTGCAGCTCTTGCCGTCTGCCGCAACCTTGGCATAGCCCTTGACCGGTTCGGACTTCACGCCGAACGACCCGGAATACTGCAGTGCATCGGTTCCGTCACCGGATGCATCCGGGAGAATGGAGAACTCACGTTTTCTTGCCACGAATTCATCCTCTTTGGTCGCTTCGCCCTTGTCGAAGAAATCCACGACCACGATGTTCCTGGTCTCCCCGGTCAGCTCGTCATCGTGCACGGATGCGATGTCCATCAGGATCGGGTTGTTCTCGTGCATGTCGAAGTTATAGGACCATGAGGTGCCGTAACCGGTCACGTCGCTGTCGCTGGAATCCTTGTCCACGTACTGGCGTTCATAGGTGGTCGGGTTCTTGGACTCTGAAAGTGTCGTGAACTTCTCCATACGGGTAAATTCTGTTGGCTCTGCCCCATCGCTGGCCGGTACGCCGTAGAAGGACACCCTGCCGGTTCTCTTGACTAATTTCGTTTTATTATTTTTTTCTGCCATAATTTAAGCCTCCTGTTCATAAATTAAGCGGCACTCGATACGATACGTAGCAAGATTAGCTTCGGCATCGTACAGGTAACCGCTGTTTAAGGTTTCGATTGCTATTGTATGTTGCTTTTCGTTCGCCAGCTCCGGAAGTTCCCCATCGTCCGAGGATTCTTCCAGCCACTCCTGAAGCCCCTGGTAGAAGCCGCTGTTCTCGATATTCACCCTGGCATCCTCGTCATAGGCTTCCTTGGAACAGATGGCGAACTGGTACTGTTTCTTTTTCCCGCCATCCACATATTTCTGGATCACCGGATCACACGGGAGCGGGTCGATGGAGTAACTCATCTCCTCGCCCAGGTAATCCACGTTGACCCGGCCGTCATGTAAAAACGGACAGGTCAGGAAGAATGTGCGGATGCTCTCGATGATGCTACTTTCCGCATGCAATTTTACCCGCCTCCTTCTGGATGCTGTCCTTGTGCCGGTTCTTCATGCGTTCGAACCATTTGGACTGCTTTTTGTGTTCGTAGTACTGCCTTCTGGCGTACGGTGTGGACTGCACGATCAGACCGGAACCGGTGACCGTGCCAAGTGTTGCTGCATCCCGCAGTGTGCCACTTCGGAACGGTGTCTCCGGTTCCATACGGTCTATGCAGGTCTGATCCACATACTTTTGTGCTTCTGCAAGGTTTCCGTTGAGCCTTGCCGCAAGGGAGGCATCCCATTCCATCCTTGCCGTGAACATCCCGCCGCTGCCATGCCCGCTGTAGCGGACGTCCTGCGGCTGCCGGATCTGGAACGTTTTCCTGGTCTCTGCCATCATGCACCCCCTGTCACCTTGATGTGCGGATTGCCGCCATACCGGTTGTAGTTTGCCGCCGACACCTTGAAGTGTTCTGTGCCGGCCAGGTCTTTCGCCGTCTTCATCTGCACGCTGCACTGCCCTTTTACCAGGTAATCATCCTTTTTGACCAGGACTGTTATATCCGGTATGCGGACCGTATAGGCATCCGCGGTCTTCCTGCCTTCCGTGGTGACACTGGACTGTTCTGCCTCATACCACCAAACAGCCGGGATGTATGTACTATCCCATTCATCCAGACGGGTTGCCGGATTGTAATGGCGGTGGTAGAGGGTTGCGTCAGTGTTGGTCAGCATTTCAGGCTCCTGCTGAGCAGACCGGTATTGAGCAGGTAACGCCTGCAGATCCGGTACATCTTCTGCCCGAGCAGTTCTGTTCGGTCTATCCCATCCGACACTTCCGTCACATAGGTGACAGAGTACCCGTCTGTCGTTTCGGACTTCTTTACCTGCCCGTCATCCCTATAGCACACATCAAAGACCGCTTCCGTCATTTCACAGGCACAGTCCTTTAAACCAGGCACAGCTTCCGGAACGGTGATCCGGTTCAGTGTGTACTGGTCAATATAGCTTTCTGCAATGCGTCTGCATTTTTTGAAATCCGCTTCTTTTTCGATACTGCCTTCGTATTCATCCCGGTAATATCCAAACTCTGTGTAGTGTGCCATGCTTCACCACCTCTGTGTTCTTTTCATTCTGCTGGTGCAAGGACTGCAAACGGACAACGTTTTGCCTTGTCTTTCTGCTGAGAATTGACCGGGTTCGGGATCTCCCAGCCCAGACGCATAACTGCACGCAGTGCCACCATGTCGTTCTGCATCAGGTTATAAGCGATCGTGCCGTCTGTGTTCTGGACAACACCCTCGGTGAAGAGTTTAAATGTAATGTCCTGACGCATCGCATAAACCAGCTGCGAGAAATCGCCTGTGATGATCTGTGCTTTCGTTTTATCGAAAGTTCCGTTGTTCGGGAAATACATACCGGAACCGTCCAGCGTGTAATTTGTGCCGGACTGCATATCGGTTTTGAAAATCGGCTGCCCTGTCGTATCTTTCAGACCTCTGAGTTTCGCCCTTACGGAAATATCTGCAACGTGTCCATTCACAAAATAGCCGGACTGCTCTACCTTTGCAATGACACCATCCTCACCCATGATATCCGCATACAGGTCAGCCGTTGTTTTTACAACGCTTCCGGCTTTCGTTGCGGTTGCTACCAAGTCATCCCTCCAGGATGCCGGTTTTTCAACTCCAAAAAGTACTGCACCGTCAATCACCTTTCCAAAAGCTTCCTGTACCCTCGGTCTTACCTCGCCCCAGATATCGTAGTCTGCGTCTTCCAGAACTGCTTCCGGGATCGGTACGATGACTGCAATCTCTTCCGCAGTGATGTATTTCTTATCCCATGACATCTTTGTGGTCTTTTTCTGTCCGTTGTCCCCATTCACAAAATATGCCATCGGGAGCATGTCCAGTACCGGCATGCGGTACTTGTTGGAACTCATGTTTGGCAGTCTTCTGCCCATTCTCAGTACTGCCGATTCTGATACAACCCCCTGGATGATCTCCCTTGCATACTGCTCCGGGATCAGGGATTCTGCACCGCTGCGGTCGATCAGGTTTGCATCCAGATCAAACAGTCTTAAATCCATTCTTTTTTTCATCTTCTTGCCGCCTTTCTAATTAAGGAATTAACAAAATCATTGGTATTGTTTCCGGCTGTGCCTCCGGATCCTGCCGCCCCATTCTGTTTTGTTTGTGTGTTCACACGATAACCGCCACCTGCATAATGTGGGTTATCTTTCAGGAACGCTTTTAAAGCTGTTTTGAAATCGGTCTTGTCATCCACTTTCTTCGATACCTCAAACAACACAAAATCTGTGTACTTTGCATCTACACCGTTTTCTTTCAGGATGTCTTTCTGTTTGTACGATTCCAGCTCTTTTTTTGCGTCATCGCGTTCTTTTTCGATGGCAGCCACATCCGGCTTGTTCGCCTGTCTCTTTGCTTTGAAATCACTGATTGCTGTTGTGATTTCTTCCTCCGTCATGCCCTGGCTTCTGAAATAATTGGCAAGTGCCGCACGTTCCGCTTTGCCTGCCCTTGCGTTTGCGATCTCTTCCGCCTGTTCATAACTGTATGTTGCCCCGGCATTTCCCGTATGGCTGCCGTCTCCATTCCCGGCACCATTGCCCTGTCCAGCAGAGCCGGCTCCTCCTGCATTGCCGTCCTCAAAGAGCCTTAAATTCATTTTTCTATACATTGTATCTTCCTCCTTCGAGATTTTCCCAAGCTTTTAACGCCTTCATGTTTTGGGCATAAGAAAAGCACCCTCATAAGGTGCCAGTTAGTGAAACTGTATGCAGTTGTATTCCCGGTTGATCTCCGTGATCCCAAGGAACCACGAGTCCATCAACAGTTTTCCCTGCTCTGACAGGCGATCCCAGCGGATGTCTGCATCTCCGCTGCTTAATTCCGCCCGTATCTTGTCCTGTGTCAGATCATGCAGTGAATTGACCAGGTTGCAGGTCAGTGCGGATACTGCCGCACACGCACGGTCAGCACCGCTCTCGGAACGTGTCCCGGCATGGCCGACCATCCGGATGCTGTGCTCCGTCATTTTAATGCTTATCATGGTTTTATCACCACCTTTCTACGGATAACCGTCTGCCGTTGAACTGTACCGTGTCGCCAATTTGTGCCACTTCATCGCCAATCCTCACCCCCTTCAGCTCTGCGTGTCCGTCAATGTCCCGGTATAAAAATTTGATCGTCCTGTAATTGATCCGGCTCGCCAGCCAGTTCGGTGCAAGCCTGTCTGCGTCTTTTGTGACTGTGTAATGTTCAGTCATTGGAATAATCTTCCACGACTGTTTCAATGCCATATTCCAGTGCACAAGTGTGTTCGATACGGCATCCTCTTGCTCCTTCCCAGTCTTTTGTGAAATACGCAATATCAGCACCCGCCAGAAGTTCCAGGGATTTTCCCAGGAACCAGAGCGGTTTTGCGTCTGCCGGTGCACTCTGGAAGAAGCTGTCAATGACCTCTACCGGTTCATTTAACTGTCTTTCCGCACACTGGATTGCTCTTTTCCTTTCTCTCAAAATCTCCTCGTCTGATTTGCCTTTCATTGGCTGGCTGATAAATAATTTTTTCATGTTCTTATCCTCGCTTTCTTAATCTAATGTTGATTTATTTAATGCTTCCACCAGTTCCCTCTCACGTTCTGAAAGTTCATAACAGATGGCATCCTC